AGCGAACGAGGCTGAACTGGAGGCAGGATAAGTACCTCCGTTCCATGTTAACGTTACGGGTGTTGATGTAACTGTAAAAGAGTTAATTAAACACCCAAACGTGTCAGTTCCCCCACTTATTGCAGTCATCAGTGATGAATTAGCAGCACCGTTATTAAACAATGATAGTGCAGTTGCACCTGTAAATGTTAGTGCTGTCATCACGTCAGTGACACTTGTTCCATTAATGGAATAAATGGCAGTCCAGGTCGATCCTACCGGCCAGTACGCTACGTTGTTCAAAATACAAGTTGTCGTTCCAAATGTCATGGCCAGCTGCCAAATAGCAGCAGCACCATACTTGAGAGCAACAGGTGTTTGTGATGCGCCAAACACAGCTGTTGTCGTTGCACTTGTAAACGACCACAATGCAGTTTGCGTGGTGGATGACACCGATGACAGTAATGCTGGTTTTAACAGTTCGACTTCATAAGTGCACCACATTTCTCCTATAACAGCAGCGGCTTGCATGCCGACAGTAGCAATTGTAAAATTGCCCATATCAACAAACCTCAAGTCATTGTTTGTTAGTGTTGTGTTTGGTCTATTGTAAAACACACGCGTGGGAGTTTGTGTCACGTCACATTCAATAGGGTGTAACATACTATCACACGGCTTGGTTGAAGTGGTAAATTCGTGATTCTCCATCATTAGCTTATTACTAAATGGAGCTGCGAGTACATTATACTCAGTCGACATGATTACTGTGCCAAGGGCAGTGTTAGTACTGTTCAAAGCTGATGCACTAGTTGACTTAAATTCAAATACAAGACCATGGAAGACATACTGTTCGTAATTCTGGGCAATAGCTGCTAACCATGGGAACAGTGACCCGTTACCAGGGTTGACAGCATATGTGCTAGAACTAAAATTAATTGATCCATTGATGTCGGCTATGAATTCTCTGTGCCTGATTATGTTTGAACGAATACCGTTGTTTAACACTGGTGGGTCTGCTGCAGATAGTATTGTATTGCGAGCAACTTTATAGTCGCCAATACCTGTTATCCTTCTGAACAGACCACGCGCTCCCTGCTCGACTATATCACCAACATGTGATCCAATTCGAGCTCCAATACTAACTTGTGATTTAGCCTTGGTTTGCTGTTTTGCTCTGGGAGCTTTTTTCCGCGCAGGTAACTGTGCGGGTTTATTTTTCTTTTTCTTAGGCATTTTGAGTTCGGACACGACTCGATTTTCACACAATAGAAGTAATAATGCTCAAGAACAAGAACTTACAAAAAACTTAATTACCAGTGGTAACCATAAAAAACGAAAGAGAGAATGCTTTTTTTATGTGTGGCACTGGAGTGTGCCAAACTCTAACATGTTAACAATCACGACTAAATATACTACTGAGAATCCAGTGGTTTATTTCAGCCGGTAGATGGTCAACACGCGCCACAATTGCTAAAAGGTCGTCCACATCACTTTTACTAATAGAGTAAAGATCATGTATCATCGTCCATGTTTCTTGTACAGCTTGGTGTGGCTGAAAAACATACCTTTTAACCTCTGTGTCCTTAATAAATCGTTTTTCTCTCATCACATCAAGTATTTTGCGAGTAACCTCACACAATATTGGGATGTGATTAACGATGTCAACATTAGATAACAATGTTCCACGGTACTCTTTAGCTTGGCGAGATTCACCAATGGGTGGTCTCAACATCCAACCAATCTTCGCCAAATAACGTCCAATTTTGGGCCCTAACACTCGCCCAGTTTCAGAAGGCCAAAACCGAGCGGAGCAGAATTCCACAAAATTAATGTTATCTTTAAGTACAATGTTTGGAACAAGGCCCAAATCCATTATTATCTTTTCAACCCTCTCATGCGCAATTACAACGGGTGACACAATCAAATTGTCATCGCCTAATGCAATCATGCGATACCTGAATCGATCCGACTCAAGGTCTTGTGAGGGTGGAAATCCGATCAATGTCATAGCATAAGCGTGTACCAGAACATTAATCATTGTGTTACCAATGCTAGTGTTCTGGTCACCGGACTTCCTTGTACCTTCCACCATATACGATACACCATGAGGTGTTGTACCACTCGTTGGAAAATTTTTACGCATAAGTTTTTGCTTGTTTGTAGGCATGCCAAACCGCCGATATACATACAATTCCATTTCTAACAAGTTATGGTGGATTGTCGCATCAAATTTACTAAAGTCATTCTCATAGTAATTTTGATCTGTTGGTGCCCATGCCCCAATCGTTTCATTACTAGCACCACTTGGATAAAAGAACATGAAGTCTTTGTTCCATATGCGTGTTAATTCTTTAGAAAATGCATACATCCAAGGGCCAATTTCGATGTTGTATTCATCAACTGCTCCTTGTATGAGTCTTGGTGCTTTGTCTGTGACAACTGTGTCACGAGCCAAAAGTAATTTTTCAACTTTGACAAATGCTTTCCGTTTTTCCTGTTTATTAGTACCACCGTTACGTTTTGCTTCTTCGTGACGTCGGCGGACAACAACTGGATATCTTTCATTCCACTCATCAAAGTTTGGAATGATCTCATTACGATTTGGAAAGATTTTATCAAACCCATTTTTCAACCATCTCTTCAATTCATGACATCTTCTCACGTCATGTACAGGTTTCGGTGCCAATGCACGATTATTAACTGAAACAATCTCATTCTGGAGATTTCCAGCATACGCTACTGGTGCGCAGCCACCAAAAGTTATCCCAATAGGTTTGAGAATACCTTGTGGTGCCCTGTGCTCAGCAATGTCATAATTTATTTTAGCTTCATCATCAATTGGATTCAAATTTAACTGTGATTCCTGTAAATCATGAGTCCGTGGCGATGTTATGTCTTCAATTAAAGATTGTGTGTAAACGGTTGGATCGTCAAATCGCGATGTGGGTGGGGCAATGGTTGCCATGAGTCGTGGAGTGCGTGACGGATGGTTGGCTATCATGTAACCAATCAACTGCACTTGCCATGGTAGAATAAAACTCAAGGCATAGGGAAAAGAAGAAACATAATTCAGCCAAGTCTGCTGTTTTTTAGGAAAAGCAAGCAGCTCAGCCAAAAACTCATGCGAGTCATGTTTGAGACACAATTCTGTAAGTAATTCTTGTTCAAGATTGACATCACACTGCATGACATGACCAACAGCAACAAGCATTAGTTTACCAATGTCAACACTACTCGTTTCAGTCTCTTTCAAGAATCGCAAAGCAGTATGTATTAGTAACTGATATGTTTGAGGGTTGACAGGTCGCCCGATGCGCTGTCTCTGTAACAAAGTTAGCAATTTCTTTGGAATTGCCGCGGTTTGTGAACTTTCCTCATACCAAGAGGCAAGCGAAAATCCGCGCTTGTGTCGCGTACGCACTGTTATTTCTTCATTAACGTCTTCTTCCAGAAAGCGTGATAATGACCGTACCACGCCAGTATGTACCCTGAAAGCAAGAATATGTGAGTGTAATGATAAATGAACAACTGTCCAGGTTAATGTGAAGCCACGTGACATTATAGATCTTGACTTCAACCACATTATGTTATCATGCACGTAGGTGTGAAAATTGCCACGCACATGCATTTCAATAAGATTATTCACAGAGGTGTAGGACGCTTCGTTAAAGCCTAAAGTGCCAGCTCGATCTGGGAATAAGTGCACAACTGCAACACCCATCTTGTAGACCGATCTTACTAACAACTCTAGTAACATCTCTGGTGGAATATAGTATAACGAGTGAATGAGCATTACAGTGTCATAAGCTCTACAATAACATTCACACGCTACATGTCGGCACGCCAACCCAGGATCAAAACCTCTAGCGAAGTCCTCTGGGTCAATGAGTGGTTGACAAGACCATATGTTCCGCCGCTTCAGACGTTTATGCCGAAGAGAGGAACCACCAACATCGAAGATCCAACCATCACTAATTCTGCGTAACAAACGCACAGCCATCTCTTCCATAACCTTACGATCTATGTTGAGATGAGGGTGAGAGTGTTGTAGTGTAGTGCCAACAGCCTTATAGCCTGGATATGTATCAGCAAACTGTTCCAAGAAAGTTTTATTAACTTGGAACGGCAAACTAACTGTATGTTCATGCGTTGGAAAGACTGTAGCAATGGGGTCACGATCAAATTCTCTTGGATCATGTGTGAGAGGCGACAATAATGTGGCTTCACTCATTTTCCAAAAGTGTCAGGGGGGCTTTGTGGTTAAAACAACTTTGGTCTAGATGCTGACGAACACGTCCACACACCTAGAAAACAAAACAGCTCAAACAATTGAACTGTTTAAAACCAGAAAGCGACGAAAAACTCAAGAAGATAAAAAGCGTAAAATTG